ACGCACCCAATTTAGACGAATTGACCACTACGGCTATCCGCATTTGCTCGATGAGCCTGACTTTGAAACAGTACAACGATTTATCAAGTTAGAAGGATTAAGTCTATTAAACCGCGAAACCGATAATCAGCCCTATATGCGCGAAGTCTTTAGGGCGTGGCGTGGCCAACACCCACGGCGCGGCTTAGGCTTTTTAGCATTTTACTTGCAAATGCTTTGGCCTAATGCGTGGCAGATTACCCAATACTGGCACAGTGTTTCAACTGTCGGCAATTATCCGTATAACATTGTCCCTGATGAATTAGGGGGCAGTTTTTTAACAAGTCGTGTCGGCGTTACGCTTGACCCCGAATTAGTTACTAATTTTAGCGAGTTGGCTAAAATGACACCTGCATTAAAACGGGTAGTGCCTGCGCGTATTGTTTTGGGTTTTTCAATTAAAATTACCCCATCCAATCCTGTTTACCTAGAAGTAGGGATGGCGTTTACACCAACTGTTATTTTGACGCTTGAAGATAGCGCATTGTTGTAACCCTGCCAAAACGTCCCTAAGCCACACCTGATAATAGACATAACAAAACCTGTTAATGAGATTTTATTATGTCTGTATCACCTGCCGATTTATTAGCCAAGAATTACAAAACCGCACAAGCCTTGGGGCAAAAAGAAGCTCAATGTGATGCTTATTTTGAAATTGAAGGCTATGAAAACTTAAAGTTTTTAGCTAAAACCTTTCCTCGACCCGTTTTAGCGAGTGCGGGTACGCTTGAGTCGTACTTGCCCAACGGCGTGAAAGTCCAACAACCGCAACAGTTACAAGTCGCGCAAACCCATGAAGTGAGTTTTTACGTCACTAGAGGCGGTCAAGTCGAAAAAGCATTAAATGCCCTAAATAATAGCGGCGGCATTTTTCAAGCCACGGTTCACTTGGGGCAAGTCGATAAGCCTTACGCTAGTTATCCCTTAACCGATTGCTTTATCGCTGAAATATCACCGCTTGACCAAGATATTGAAGGCGTGGGTCAACACGTTATGATGAGTGGCACGCTTTACTATCACTACTTTGGTGAACGTAAAGAGGCGTAATCCATGACCGTTGCCGTATTAGTCACGGAGTTTATGGCCTCTCGCTTAACGGGGGGCTTGGTCTTGACCGAAGCCGAAGTGACGACGGCAATGGTTAAGGCAGTGCGCTTTTTTGCAGGTTATGCGACTCTGGCACATTTTGCCAGTCAGCCTACACCGATCACACCAACCGTCACGCAAATTGATAACACCGTAGCATTAACGACTAGCGAGTGGGCAATCATACAACCGCTATTTAATGCCTATGCAGACCACGAAAACGCCTTACGTTTAGAAGCAAGCCGTGGTTTAGGTGTTGATGTTTACGGTAGGTCAAGCAGTGAGTTATCAGCCGAAATTAAACAGCTTGAGTTAGATTTACCACGAAAAGCGTTTTATCAGCCCTTTGTAGGTGTTGGTAATTTAGATATTTATGCAGACGATAGCTAATAATGCTAATTCAACTAAGTAATAACGCATTGATACCGACAAATTATATCTTGTCAGCTACGTTGCGTACTGATTTAGTGCCTATTCCTGTTTCGTTAGAGTTACAGGTGCGGCACAATGACGATTTAGAAAAAGAACTTGTCGAAGAAAAAATACTGTATGTGACTGGCGAAGCAATACCTTTGCAAATTATCAAGTCTCAAGTCAAAAAAAGCCCACAAATACCCGACCGTGGCACAATTGACATAACCGCTATTTTTGCGCCTTGTGCGGCCATTGGTTATAGGCGGCAAAAGGCCGTTATCCTTAAAAACAATTCTTTAGGTGCAATTTATAAAGCCTGTGGCGCAAAAATCAGCATTAAAAATGATTTTACTGTGCCGTTGTTTGTGTCGTTTTTAGGGCAGTTACCGTCCGAAATGATTGCAAGGGTATTGCAAGAAGAATCCGCGATTGTGCGTGTTAAAAGCAAGCAATTAGATTGTGTGCGTTTGGCGGATTTAATGACGCAACCACCAAGATTGACCGTGCCAAGCAGTGCAGCCGAACAAATAGCAAGCGGATTTTTAGAGCGGCATTTAGTCCCTAGTTTTTACTCTACAGACGATAGTCGCACAATCACAAAAGGCAATACAAGCAAAGTACGCACCATGCAGTACACGCCACGGCATAGTGACCGCGCTATCAATAATATGACTAGCGCACTTATTACTAAATACGAAATGAGCCTAGGTTATAACGATAAATTCAATGCTGGCGATGTGATTGCGATTGGCGATAAACCTATGGCAATAATCACGGCGGCTCATGTGTTTGAAACAGAGGCCGACAACGAGGGCGGTAATCAATACACGCGACTATGGCTAGGGGAGCTTGAAAAGTGATGTTTAAATACCCAGCCGTTGTTGTTGGCTATGATGCTAATACACGCCTCGCACAAGTCAAAATAGAGCCTTTAGATAATGGGGCGGATACCGTACTTGATGCGGAGTTACTTTACCCATTGGGGGATAAGTCTAATACCGCAATCGAGGTTTTATCGGGTGATTTTGTTTGGGTGGAGTTTGAGGGAGGCGACCCACGTTACCCGATTATTGTCGGTTATCGTAACAAGCGTACAGGCAATGATGATTCTACGCGCCGTTATCATCACCATGGCAGTTTTGAGATTTTGGCCGATAACATCATCAAAATTAAAGGCAATGTTAAAGTCATTGTTGAAAGCGAAACGGTAGAAGTTATTGCACCTACGGTTAAAGTAACTTCTACTACGGTAACAGTGGATGCGACAACAATCACGGTAAATGCAAGTAATACCAATATCACAAGCCTTGTAAATATCACGGGCAATACAAGCATTACAGGCAATTTAGCGGTGGCAGGGGCTATTAGCGGCACGGGTGGCAGTGGTGCAAGCATTGCAGGTAATGTGACTGTATCAAGCGGTGATGTGGTGGCAGACGGCAAGAGTCTTAAAACGCATACGCACCCTTATACCGATGATGGCAACGCAGCTACAACGGGTACGCCCAATTGATGTAACCCTAAACAATACAAGCCAATTAAAAAGCGACAATAAGCTAAGTTTAATTTTAAGCGACTTTTTGCCATGCCTGCTAATAACCAATATCCACCACAAGCCAAAATCCCTAAGCCGACTTGGAAAGAACGCGCCAAAAGTTTTTTTATCGGCAAAGAAGATGTACAAGAGCAAGGCGCATTATCAAAAATTGACCTGATGGACGTTGAGCCAGTCTCTACGGCTATTTTGTTGGGTGGCAATGCCGAAGCAAGAAGCCGTCAGCAGATTTATGCTAAATATCAGCAAATGCAGCAAAACTCGTTTGTTAATGCAGGATTGCGCCTACACGTTACAGCCGCGCTAGGAGGCCATGAAAGCAAGGGCGATGTAGTTTTTATTGAGTGTACACCCGAAGCCGAAACAGACCCTAAAAAGAAAAAACTAATCGAAGAAATAAACCAAGACCTTAAAGAGTTATTAAACAAAAATATATACACCTTGGCTTTTAATGCGGTGTCATGGGGAGATAGTTATGCCCGTGTTTATAGCAGTGACAAAATGGGTGTTGTTGATTTAATTTGTGATGAAATTGTATTGCCGCCATTGGTGCAGCCGTTTGAACAGGGCAGCAAAACAATGGGTTATGTGGTGGGTACAGCAACTAATAGCGCAGGGATTAAACTATCCACTACGCAAATGGTACGGGTAAAAATGCCGAGAACCATTTACACCCCACAAGCACGGGTAATGCAAAAAGCCTTTAAAACGGCTATTTTAGAAGATGATATTGCCAATTTGCCTTATTTGCCATCATTGGTGGGTGGTAGCTTTTTAGAGGGAATTGAAGACCCCTACAACCATTTGATTATGTCTATCTCAGGCATGGTAGGCCAACGGATTCAAGACGGGATTGATGAGGCATTGCTGACGGTAAATACGTCAGATATGACGATTAACCAACAAAAATCAACTATGAGTAATTTGGTGAATATGTTTAGTAACACGGCTGAACAAATAGCAAAAGCAGTTAAAGAGGGTAGGCCATTATTAGGTAGGTCACGTCAAATTGTCCCCGTGTGGAGCGAAAAGCAGCTTGTGCAAGTGCAGGGTGGTACAGGCGCACAGCGTACAGGTGGTATAGCCATTGAAGATGTCATGTTTCATGCCAAGCAGCTATCGGGTGGGCTAGGTATTGACTTGGCCATGCTTGGCTTTTCTGATTTATTGTCGGGCGGCTTAGGCGAAGGTGGTTTTTTTAGAGTGTCAGCACAAGTAGCAGAACGCAGTCGCATGATTCGCAATGCTATCACTCATGCGATTAACGATATTATAGATATTCACTTGTACAAAAAAAGCAATTTGGCGTTTAGTGAGCATGACAGGCCGTGGGTAATTAACTTCTACTCAGGTATTAGCGCACAACAAAAAGAGGCTCAAGATACCAAGTTAGCAACCATGAATACAGGCGGCATACTCATACAAACATTGGCGCAATTAAAAGATTTAGGGTTATCCCCCGAAGTCGTTAAGCACTTGTTATCTACCCAAATGATGCTAGATGAAGATTCGGCTGATTTAGTCGCCAAAGGATTAGCCAATGCCAAACCACCTGAAGGCCAAGACAGCACAGGGGGGTGAGTAATGGGTGTTTTTGATACCGTGAAGGCGAAAGTGCAAGGTGCGACGGGACAGCTTTATTCTGCCAATAACGCACTAGGCCAATCAGAAGATGGCGCATTAAGTGCCGCCAGTTCAGGGCTAGGCAAGGTATTAAATAATGATTATGTGAAAACAGGACTAGGCGCATTTAATCAAGCCACGGGGCTAATGGATAACGTAAAGGGTTTAATTGGCGCGGCGAAGAGCTTTTTAGCCGACCCATATCAAGTTGTGCCTAATCCCTTACTGGGTGGATATAGCCGCAAGGAAACCAAAAAACTCGCACAAATTGCCTTTAAGACAGCCTATGCAAAGAACAATCTGTTTTTGGTGCGGTTTGGCGATAAACACTACCCCATGCGAAAACCAAAGGGAGAGATAAGGGATTTTTCGACAGGGCTTCCAGATGAAGTGCGCGTATCGTGGGATTTATTGGCGATGGGTGTCAGTTTTAATCCGATTGCCATTACAGGAGATGCGGTCAAGTTGGGATTGTTGCAGGGGGACAGCATCCAACAATCGGAGCGTGTCGAAATACGGATGACGTTTTTTGATAATGCTCACGGCACAATCAAGCGGTATTTGTCTGAAAAGAAAAAGCAAATGGTCAATCGTGATGGGACGGGCAATCCACCATCAAGCTATGTTTTAGAGATATTGATTATTCATCTTGACCAAACGGTAGGTCGAACCCTGATTGGCGGCAAGCCTGTTGGCGTGTTTGATCTGGATGAGTTAACCGATGGCAGTTACATCCAGCACCGTTATCAAGTGCGCGTCTCTACTTTAGATATTGATCTCAACAAACGTGAGGACAGCTTACAAGAACTACAAGTCACGTTTACCGAGGTTGACCCTTTTATGAGTGTTGGCTCACAAGATGGCAGTTAAAACAAAAGCGGTTGCGCTACTAGATGACCCTAGATGGTGGGATTTTATCGAGCGATACGCCTACGATATAGGCCGCTTTGCCGTTGAAGTGTGCGGCATGAATGATGTTAAAGAGGGCGGCAATCCAGCCCCGACTTGGCAGCAGTTTGACCTTTTTGAATTGATACAAAATAATGGTTGTCGGGTGTCTGTATCGTCAGGCCATTCAACAGGCAAAACACGCAGCGCAGGTATCGTTGGTTTATGGCATTTATGTTGTTATGCCAATAGTATTATGATGTTTACCGCACCACAAATTACCCAATTACGCAATCAAGTTTGGAAAGAGATAACCATTTGCTATAACTTGATGATGCTAGGTGAGTTTGCATGGCTTGCCGAGCATATTGTCATTAAAGCCGAAAGTGTGTGCATTAAAGGCTATGAGAAAACATGGCATATTATAGCTAAAACAGCACCTAAAGGCGCACCCGAAAACTTAGCAGGCTTGCACGGTGACTGGCTTTTTATTTGGGCAGACGAAGCGTCAGGTGTTCCCGATGCCAATTTTGGTGTATTGGGTGGTGCATTATCGGATAGACGCAATAGAATGGTATTAACAAGTCAGCCGACACGCAACAATGGCTTTTTTTACGACACACACCATAAACTAAGCAAGCACCAAGGCGGCGTATGGGATAGCTTGGTGTTTAACAGCGAAGAATCCCCGATTGCTAGTAAAGAGTTTTTGGCCGAAAAACTTATTCAATACGGTGGCCGCGATGACCCCGAATATCAGATTAAAGTTTTAGGCCGATTCCCCGATAGAACCGATATTTACTTAAACAGCGAATCACAGCTTGACCCTTGTTTTGAACGTAAAGTCATAGCCGATAATCAACAATATGGTTATTTAATTTGTGTT